TTATTCTTTGACTTTTGACATCAAGACAACTGTCTCGACTGTGTTTTCTTTGGGCATACGAATTCGGTCGCCTTCCTGTCCATCGTAGTATACTGGAAACGTCAGATCAATATGCTTGATAATGCGTCCCATATCTTTTTCATCCGGATCCAGTTCAATGGATTCAATAAATGTCCTCATGAACTCCTTTTTTTCCAGATCCGTCATTTTACCATATAATATATCAAAATCCAGAAGGAATTGGTATATCTTTTTCCCTGTGACTTGTTTTCCATATGAAGCCCCGATCTTTGTCTCCACATCAGTAATTGCTTCTTCCAGTTCTGCAATTCGGTCATAAAGATTATCCATCCGCTCCTGCATATCCTGGTACTTCCTGTCATAATGCTTATCGCCCGGATCCAGACGTTCCAGCATCTGTACCAGTTTCTTTCTGGATCCCTGAGCCTGTTGGAGCTGACCGGCAAGCTGCTTTTTTTCTTCCTCCAAAGAAGAAACATCCACCTTTTCTTCCAGTTTTTCCATCAGGAATTCCTTGAACTTCTCCCCTCCCGCCATATACCGGATAAATTCCTCAATCTCTGCATTGAAGACTTTCTGATTAAGCATAGGCTTATAATCACAGATATGCCCGTCAACTCGTTTCCGGTGATGGCAGCGGTAGTAAAATGTATCTTTATATTCCCCAGTCTTTTTATTTTTCCTTCTCTGCACGGTACCGCTCATGCCACCCCCGCAGAGCGGACATTTAATCAGCCCCGATAAGATATGCTCATGATCCAGGCTGTGAGTCTTAACCCATCTGACACCCGTCCGCTTCCGTTTCTCTTTGGCGGCTTCCCAAGTTTCCTCATCGATGATCGCATCGTGCAATCCATCCGCCAAAAGATACTCATCCTGCTTCACCCGGCAATATTGATCCCTTGTTCCCTTCACCTTTTCCGTCTTATTTTTCCCGTAAGCAATCTTCCCTACATAAACCGGATTATCCAGTATCTTCAGAATCGTGCTTCTGGAAAAGTAACTGACCTCCTGATCCCGGAGCCGCTTCTTTGTATATCCATGCTGGTTCAGATATTTACAGATGGAATCAGCTCCGGCCTCCGTCCGGGTAAACTGGTCAAAGATGATCCGGACAATCTCCGCTTCCTCCGGGTTCACAATCAACGTACTGTTTTTTGAATCCAGTTCATATCCAAAAGGCGCCTGCCCGCCATTCCACTTTCCCTCCCTGGCCTTCTGTTTCCGGCCTTCCATAGTCTGAACCAGGATATTCTCTCTTTCAATCTCCGCCACCGCTGACAGGACTGTAATGGTCAGCTTGCCGGAATCTTTGGAAGAGTCAATGCCATCCTCCACGCAGATCAGATTCACTCCGTAATCCTGGATATATTGGAGTGAGTTGAGCACATCCGCCGCATTGCGCCCAAACCGTGAGAGTTTAAAGACCAGAATATAGGAAACGCCGTCCTTCTCCTCCGCCACATCCTGGAGCATCCGGGAAAATTCCGGCCTGCCGGTGATATTCTTTCCAGATTTTCCGGCGTCACAGTATTCCCGGACAATCTCCATATCCTGGAACTGGGCAAATTTCGTCAGCCGGTCTTTCTGTGCCTCAAGGCTATAACCCTCTACCTGCATGGCCGTGGACACCCTCATATAAATATAACATTTCTGTTTTCTCACTCTGCCGCCTCCTCAAAATATTCTGTTGATTCCGGTATCATCCGGTAAGTTTTCAATGCGTCCAGGATTGCCAGTTCTTTTTCCTTCGGACATCTCGGGATATGATTCTTATTTTTCTCCGGCTTATTGTAAGCTGTCCCCATCTCGATGCCATATTTCCGCTTTACCTGGGCAATATACAAACTGGAAACCTTTAATCCATGTATCCTCAGAACGTGGGCTTTTATCTCCGCATAAGTGGCTTTGGACTCTGCCGCCGTTACCGGAAGACGGGAACAGTCCAGCGTAAAGACTACCATCTCATCCGGGGTATCCTCATCATCCTCTTCCTGATTCCCGCCCAGATCAAAATAAACGGGGAAACGGAAAGTAATACTTTTCAGGATCCTCTTGTCATCCCCTTTTTCCGGAAATACTTCAATCCTCTGGATAAACTGCCGGCACAGCGTCCGGCGCTCTTCATAGTTCATTTTTTCATACAGTCTGTCAAAATGATTCAGGATCAGGCAGATATTATCAGAGGAATGGATGCCCTGCTTCATCCTCAGCAGTTTATGCTTTAGCTTCTCTATCTTATCCTCGATCCGACCGATCCTGTCATATGCCGCGTCCACCTCTGCCTGTAATTTTTCATATTGCTGATCATAACTTTCTGCCAGCACGTCCAGATGGTCCAGCTCCATCCCCAATTTATATTTCACATGCTCCTGGTGATGCATCTCTTTCCGGAGCATCTTCAGCTGTGTTTCCACCGCTTCCTCAGACATCTGATTCCCGACTGTCCTGGCAAAAGCCGTCCGGAATTCTTCCGTCCCGGTAACCTTCTGGATAACTTCCATCACGGCCGCATCCAGCCTTTCCTGGTTATAGGTATGGCAAAAGCTGCACACACGCCCTTCCGATGTCCTGTAATTTCTGCACCCATAGGAATAAACGGTTTTATAATATCCCCCATAGTTATGGTTCAAACTTTTATTCTTCTTACTGATAAGCCCGCCCCCGCAGACTGGACATTTTACCAATCCTGACAGCAAGCTAATCCGATCCTCTTCATCCCGTTTCCCTTTTACCCTGGCCAACTGTCCCCGTTTTTCCTGAGCCTGTTCCCAAATCTTCTCTGTCACAATAGCCTCATGTTTCCCCTGGACCACAATCTCCTGCTTTGGATCCGAGCTTCCCTTATTCGCTCTGCGGTAATAAACGATCTTCCCGCAATAAAAAGGATTGTTCAAGATACGGGATACAAAATCACTATTGAAGGGACGGATAGTTTCCTGGGAAATACGCTGGTATCCATGGCTATTCAGCCAGCGGACAACACCGTTCAGCTTCATCGGCGGTTCCAGATACTTTTCATAGATCAGACGGATGACCTCTGCTTCTGAAGGCTCTATCACCAATTCTCCCTCCCTGCTCCGGTATCCATACGGAATCGGCCCGCCTGCCCATCCGCCCTGCAGCACCTTCTGCATCTTCCCGGACATGAACTGGATCCGGATATTCTCTCGTTCAATCTCCGCCACAGCTGAAAGGATCGCCAAGGTCAGCCTGCCACCCTGGGTGGAACTGTCAATGCTGTCCTCCACACAGATCAGGTCGATATCATAATCCATCAGCGTCTGCATTGATTTCAGCACATCCGCCGCATTGCGCCCAAACCTGGAAAGTTTAAATACCAGGACAAAGGAAATATCATCCTTGCCACTGGTAATATCATCCATCATCTCCATAAATGCAGGCCTGCCCTTGATGCTGTGTCCAGATTTTCCAGCGTCACAATACTCTCCGGCAATTTCCAGCCCTTTATATTCAGCAAAATCTTTCAGCCGCTTCTGCTGGGCGTCCAGGCTGTACCCTTCTGTCTGGGCGGCAGTGGAAACACGGGTGTAAATATAACATTTTTTTTGCTTCAAATTCTCTCCCCCTTTTCGTATTCCCGTTGTCACACGGCTGCCTGTACCTATAATGTATCGTGTTCCTTCATTTCTGTCAGCGCACAGAATTCATAGGGATCCGCCCTCTTTTTTATGCGGGACTCCCAAAAAAAGAGCCGGCATCCCTAATAGGTGCCGGCATCTCCGTCATGTCCCCTGTTTTCCTGCCCTTTTACGGCTCCCAGTTCCGCCAGGATCGCATCCCCATATTTCTGGATCATCCGCGCCAGAAATTCCGCGCATTTTTCCATATTCATCCTCGCCTCTTTCTCCGTCAGGCGGCCCGTATCCACCACTTCTACTTTTTTCAAAGACAGACACCTCCTTCTTCTGCTCAAAGGAGTTTTCCTGCCCGATTTTTTGATTTCCGAAAAAAGAAAAGGCCTGCCGCCATCTGCGTATACTTCAACAGATAACGACAGGCCATATTCTAACCTTTCCTCTTCACTTGTCAGCAAGCTATCAGAGAAGATGTTAAATCCTGCGGGTGTAATCCAGTGAGATCCACCCCGCGCTGGATTTCAGCTTGCCCCAGCGGGACGCTCCCTTACCGTCCGCTTCCTCCACAATGGTAAAGACACCTTTCCCGGTATACTTCCCGGTCTTCCCGTAATTCGTCCCCGGTCCTTTCCGAATATTCAGATCCGTAATGGACACCTGCACCAGATACGGGGAAAATCCGCCTCCGGATCCCTTGCCGCCATAGACTGCCTTCCCAGACTCATCGTATACCGAATACCCCGGATTCTCATCCGCGCACTTCCTGGCGTTGGCAAGCACTTTGAACGCCCCTTTCTGGGACTTTGCGTCTGTCCAGGACTTCCTGACCCGGTACCATCCGCCGTTCTCCGGCTCCGTTGTCCCGGCCCCTCCCATAGCCGCCTTCACATCCTTCCGGAACCCGTCCATGGTATAGCCCAGGCCAAGCCCCTTCCACAGATGCTCCGGATCCCCATGGTTGGAAGCGATCCCCCGGCTGTGCCCTTCCCGATGACTGATGACAACGCCATCCGCGGCCGGGTTCAGATTGTACTGTTTACACAGGTAAGCAAATAATTCCACTGCTGCCTCGTAAGTACGCTTCGCCACTGCCCTTGCCGCCGACAGGTCGGAACAGGTAAAATTCGACCCGGACGTATACCGGATACAGGCAGGCTCACACATCTCTACCCCGATATGGGTATTGTTCCCGCTCCCTTTGCTGCCGGAGCCGCAGTGCCAGCCCCTGTGGTTCCAGGGCAGGGTCTGGTACACCGTCCCGTCATTCCCGTCAATAAACCCATGCACACAGGCATTACCATAAGACGGGCTGTTCCAGGAACTGATAAACACAGACGCCTTGGGCTGGGGACAGCCCACCGAATGGAGCATCAGCCCTTTCACCGTGATCTTCCTCCCCGCCGTATAGCAGGGATTCTTCGTTAAAATACTCTGTACTAACTTCATCTCATTTCTCCTCCGTTTCTGTTTTCTCTGCCCGGTCATGGAGCTGCTCCAGCACCGCCTTGATCTTCTCCGGCACCGGAAGCCCCAGGTGCGCCGCGTTCTCTAAAAGGCTCACGCCCTCATTGGAGATATAGAAAAAGATCACCGCCGTCCGCAGCACCGAACCGGTGCCGATGACATGGACATCCAGGATGTTGGCGATCCCCACCAGAAGGAAGATCAGCACCTTCCTGCAGATGCCTTTGAAACCCACATTGCTGGACAGCTTCCGGTCGCTGACCGCGCACATCACGCCGGTCAGATAATCCGCCGCCGCGAAAGCCACCAAAGCCAGCAGCAGGCCGTCACAGCCGCCCAGGTAATACCCCAGCCAGCCGCCCACCGCGGCAAATACCATCTGGATCATGTTCCAAAATTCTTTCATTGCTTTTATTCCTCGCTTTCCCATAAGAAAAGACGCCTCAAAAGAGCGCCTGCCAGTCAGTTTCTCTATATAAAGTGCCGCCTGCCCTTTTCAGGACAGTTCGTTCCCTTACGGCACAGGATCGGGTTGTTCCGTCAGCGTGTAAGTGATCTTCATGGTCTTATCCACAGTCTTCACCACCGCTGAGGGAAGGTTGTTGATGGACGCCAGGTACGGCGTCAAGAGATAAGCAGTCCGATACTCATTTCCGTAGCTGCCGCCCCATCCGATCAGGAAATTCTTGTACTGGAACAAGGGCGTTGCGGCGTTGTTGAGCCTTACGCTTCCCTGAGTCTGGATCACTGTGTCCTCCGCCGTGATCTGGAAATCCCCGCCGATGATCAGATCCCCGATGAGCGTCAGGTAAAGCTCACAGGAGCCGGTCTCGCACAAAGACTTCCACTTGGACGTAAAGCCGAACTCGATCAGCGTCACATCCGTGGAGTTGGAAAGGCTGATCTTATAGATCCCCTTCTTGTCATAGGCAGGCACATACAAATACCCGCCCCGGATACAGCATTTCACGCTCCGCTCCGCGAAGGAGTCAAAAGCCCGGGTACCCACATCCATCAGTTTTGCGTTGGACAGCGTCCACTGCCCTTCCGTAAAGGAATAGTCTGTCTTGGAGATTTTGATCCAGAGCATCAGGGCGTCCCCGGAAGAATTCCCCTCATTGGAAAACCCGTACCAGTACCCGTCCTGCCCGTCCAGGAACTCCCCGTACTTCGTATAGCTTCCCAGGAACTCAAAAGTCTCCGGCGTCAGCACCTCATCCTCCAGCACCGTATAGGTGGAATCATCCAGCTTCTCATTTAAGCCAATGGAAAACACCGGGATCCGAAGTTTCCGGATCCGGACGCCCGCGTTCTCAAAAGTGATGGAATACAAAAGGCTGTCCTCAAAATCCAGCTCCACTGCCTCAAACAGCACCATCTTGTTGGCATCCGGGATTGCCCCGATATCTGCCGCCTTCAGCTGCAGGAAGGCGCTGGCGTCCCCGGTCAGGCTGCCGAAGCCGTTCTCCCCGCCGAAGGAACTGGTCAGCGCCACCGCCGCGATGGTGCCGTTCCCCTGGTTCGGGGTAAATTCCCAGACAAACTTATATCCATTGGAAATCGCCATGCTCTCCGTCAGGTTCAGGCTTCCTCTGGCCAGGTTGGCCGTGGAATTCACATCATTGGAGGCATAGGCCACCGGTAGGTTGTCGGAGCTCTCATACAGCAGTCCCTCATCTTCCGCCAGAGTTTCGGAAAAAAGCAGGATTCCCCCGATCATGTTGGGACAGATGGGAAGAAGGTTCCCGTTCCAAAGCAGGGCATCATCATACTCCCCGGTGGCGGCGTAAAAGATCCCCATGGGATTTAAGCCCAGGATGTTGTTCACCGCCTCGGTGATCATGTTCTCCTCCGTGACGGTCTCCACCGCCCCGGTATTCTCATCTGTCAGTTCGATCGTCATAACGCCTTTCAAAACCATAATCTCAATCCTCCCGTTGCTTAAGTGAGTGTGACCGGTCGGCAGAATGCGCCGATCCCAGTCCTTCCCGTCATAGTATCCGCATAGCTTTTCTGTACCAGTTCCATCGTCCCCACATCGACTGCCCCCGTAAAGCCCCTTGCCTGAAGACCGCTGTTAATGGAGAATAATGCCGCCGATTCCTCAATGTCGATCCTGCCGTCCCAGGCCGCCGCGGCTGCCATGGCCTGGCCGCTGATGGAAGCGATGCAGTCCCCGATCCCCACACTGCCGGAACCGTCCTCTATCCGCAGGTACACGTTGAAAGTATTGGTAATATTCGGCACGATATTTTCAATCGGGTAATACAAAGACAGGATGTGTTTCCCGCTGTGCCAGGTCTCCACCGGATGATGGAGCAGGATCTCCACGTTGTTCAGTTCAAAGGTCACATAGCAGACCGCCTTCCCGTCCTCCGTCCAGGTCACCGGCAGGCTCACATCCACGGAAATATCCGTGGTCTCTTCCCCGGCAGCGCCATCCTCAGAACCATTTTCTGTATCCGCCGCCCCGCCGCTGTCTCCTACATTTCCGGAGGGGAACGGAATCACGATAGTACCGCTGGCCTGGGTGGATTTCTCCACCGCCTGCGCTTCCACGTCCACCACTACCTGCCCGAAGAACTGGGCGTGGTTTTCCTCTTTGGAAGCGAACTCAATACTGATGATCCGAACATCCGTCTCGCCGATGGAATACTCAGAGGCATTTGTAAATGTGTGGATACCGATCTTCCCAGCTTCAATTTGGTTCAGCAGGCCGGAAATATTTTTATCGTTCTTGGACTTTGCCTGGGAAAGCCGGGGATTCTTCCCCACGCATTTCAGGCTCTGCCTGCCGCCGATCTTGACCGTAAAGGATGTCACGCAAGTAATCTGCTGGGCGTCCGCCTGCCCGCCGGAGAAGGTCAGCACATCCCCCAGGTCCAGCGCCGGATTCCCGATGGTATCCGAATCAAAGGGCACGTAATTGACTGCGGACAGAGCTGTCAAAATATTCCCGCACAGCTCCGCCCTTGTTTCTTCCAGTCCGAACTGCAGGAGGGGATTGACACCCAGGTTCATAGTCAGTCCGTCATCTTCTTCCAACGCGTAATACTCGGAAGTCTGCGTCCGCAGGTTGGTGGAACTGACCGCCGTGTACCGCGTCACAAAATCAGAAAAGCTGCTGGAAAACCGGTGCTTCTGCAGGATCTCCATCACCGGAGTTTCCCCGTACTGCCGAAACTCCAGCTTCCCTTCCCGGTTGATGCAGAAGAATCCGCCCAGCACCTGCGCTGTAAAATACAGCACATCCCGGTAGGTCTCAATGTCATTCTCCGGGTAAATGGAAAGCAGTTCCGATCCGTTGGGAAGCGCTTCGATCTCCGTCTGGCTCTGCGCCAGTTCCACCCCGCAGGCGGTACTGCACAGCTCCATCATCCCGTAAGCAGTACCGATGGTCTCAAAACCATTGAAAGCCCGGTCAAAGCGGAGCATCCTGTCATAAGCCTTCAATTCCAGCACATGGACGGTCCGATTGGCCTCGCTCACTTCAAAGATCCCCATAGGAACAGCTTCGTAAGTCCCGTCCGCCAGCCGCAGGTGGTAGGACAGTTCCACTTCCGCGTCCTCCAAAGTGTACCGGTCGATATCCAGGAACAGGCTGATCCCCATCTCCGCCGCGTACACGGCTCCCAGTTCAATCTCCGAATTGCCGCAGCACTGGGCTGTGATATAGCCGCTGCCTTTTACGATATCCTCCTGATCAAAGGAATGCACCACACCTCCTGCCGTGGTAATTTTCCCCGACCAGTAATACTTCCGGGTGTTCCCCTGCACCGCCTGCAGGAACGCCTCGCTCACCGGGTACATCGGACACCCCTCCTTCCGTTTCCAGGCATCAAAAAAGCACCAACCATTTCTGACTGATGCTCTTGACAAAATAAACTATTAAAAACTAATACTGATTATACTGAATTTGTCTGTCTAGCAAACCGAATTTATTCTATATATTTCATCTTATTGTATTTATCAATTTCACAATTAATGAATTCACTTCTTCCGGTGCATCGGTATTTGAATTATGCCCTGCATTCTTTATCCACGCTATTGGAATGCCAGTATTTTTGTGCCATGCTTTATTATATCGAATGCAGGAACCCGCATGGTCTTTTTCTCCGCATATCAGCTGCGCCGGACACTGTACTTTGTATAGAAGATCGGCCTCCATTGCTTCCGCTAATATTCTGAAACCATGACCGGATATTTGGGCATATCTTTTTTGGTCGCCATCGTAGGCCATCATAATGTCATGCATCAATTTTCTTCCATACGCAGATACAGCAACTCCCTTTGTTCCGATGTTCAATAATGACTTCCAGGGATAATATCGATATACTGGTTCCATTCTTTTCAGAAGCCACAATTCAATTCCCGTCACATATTTTCTTTGCAGAGGTGCCGAATCTATAGAAACGAATCCTTTCAATTTGTTCGGAAATAACTCCGAATATGCCTGGCCAACATAGCCGCCCATGGATTGCCCTATGATAACCGGAGCCTGAATATTTTCTAATCCGAAAATATCATCAAGCCATTTTGCTTTATCCATCAATGAAAAATCAAATTTAAATGGCCATGATTTCCCATGCCCCGGTGCATCCCACACAAATACATTATATTTTCCCTGGAAAAATTCAATTTGCTTCTCAAACAATCGATGATCTGCAGTTAAACCCGGCAGAAAAATCAATGTAATATTTCCAGAACCCTGCTCCATATTTATCCAATAATGGATCTCTCCGCATGGGGTCTTAAATATTTTTTCATTCATTACAATCACTCCGTGAAATTCCGATTTATTTTCTCAAATATACCATAGTTTTCCCCGAAAAAGAATACACTTTCAGAACTCCCTCAGCGTAAAACTCACCGTCCACAATCCCTTCCGGGACGTATCCTTCACAAGAGAAGCCTTGTACCCCTCCACATACATCTCCGCTGTCTTCACCGTCAGCGTCTCTGTATTAAAATATCCCACCGTGATCTTTTCCTGCTGCTTAAACTCTGTCAGTGTCTTCAGCCATTTTGCCGACACTGAAAACGTCACCGGGATGCTCACTACGCCTGCGCGCACTACATCCCGCTGTACCGTCCCTGCCTCCGTCTCCCCGCCGGAATCCGCCTCCACATCATCCATCTGTACTTCATAAGAATCCGGCAGGGGGAGGGCTGTGCCGTCAAAGGTCAGATACTGTATAAATGCCATCGCTTACCTCCCTCCTGACCGCAGGTTTTGTCTTGCCTGCGCCGTCACTACCAGTTCATCCAGTAAAGTGCCTCCCACATACACCGGGATCACGATGTTCCCCTGCGGGCCGGAAAAGCCTGCCAGGGCTTCCGATACCGCGGAAGAGATCCCGGAGATCAGGTCAGACATGCTCCCGCCGGAGAAAGCACCATCGGCATAGCCATATTCCATCCCGTTCACTTTTGGCGAAACCACCATATCCGAAGCCACATCCCTCACAGCCTTTTCCACCAGGTTCCGGTTCTTCTCAATACCGCCCGCCAGCCCCTTCATGAAGTCCGGCATCCAGGTCTCGTAATCCGCCAGCGGCCCCTCATCCGGAGCCGAGAAGTGCAGGAAGGAACGGATCCGGTCGGCCAGCCCGGAAACTGTGTTGATCACGCTCTGGATCATACTGGAAATCCCGTTGATCAGTCCCTGGATAAAATCTTTGCCCCACTGAAACGCCTGCCCCGGCAGCCCGGTAATAAACCGAATGGCGGAAGAAAATCCATTGCTCACAACCGAATACAGCCCGGAAAGGGCAGAGCCGATCCCGGAAACCATCCGCTGGAAAGCGGAAACCGCCGCTTCACGCAGCGCGGATGCGATATTTACCACCGTAGTCTTGATGCCGTTCCAGACAGAAGACGCCGTCTGCTTCATCGCCGACCAGATCTGAGAGGCGAACTGAGACAGGGCCGAAAGCACCATTTCCACGCCCTGCTTCAGTCCTGAAGCCGCAGAAGTCACCACCTGCCGGATTCCCGACCAGATCTGGGAAGCGGCATTTTTGATATTGTTCCAGATATTCGCCGCATCAGACGCAAGCTGTGAGAAATTTCCCGTCACCAGGTCGATCAGCAGAAGCACCGGAGCAAGGATCACATTTTTCAGCAATTCAAAGGCACCGGAGGCAATCTGGCAGATCCCCGACCAGATCCCCTGCAAGGTATTTTTCGTATTTTCCCACAGAGATGTGATGGTTGTTACCACCAGCTGTACGATGGGATTCTGCAGGATCGCATTCCAGGTATTCGTGAAAAACGCGGATACCTGGGACCACAGGCCGCTCCACCAGTCCGGGATGGCAGAAAAAAAGCCGATGAAAGTCTGGAACGCCGCCGGGATGGTCTCCGTAAAAAAGACCACCACTCCATTCCATAATTCCATCAGCTTCTGGGATACCGCCTGCCACAAATTCCCGAACCACTCCGTGATCGCTCCCCAGTTTTTCACAATGGCAATGATCCCGGAAATGGCCGCTGCCACCCCGGCGATAATCCCTATCACTGGGAGCAGGGAAATGTTCAGCGCCCCAAAGGAGACCGCCAAGGCCGCGATCACTGGTGTCAGCGCGGTAAATGCCACTAACAATGCGCCAAGGATGATGACAAAGTTCTGCACCGGCTCCGGCAGCATGCCGAACACTTCGCTCACTGCCGTGATAATGGCCACCAGGGGCGGCAGCACCACATTGGCCAGCTCCACGATCTTTTCCCCCAGGGGAACCAGCGCCTGCTGCAGCTTCCTTGTATTAGCTTCCATCTCCTGCATAGGCGTCTGTGTCTGGCTGAATAGGTTCTGGGCCGATCCGGCCACGCTGTCATAAGTCTCTCCCACAGAAGTCAGAGAAGTAATAAATTTCAGATTCCCATCCTCGGCCATGGTGCCAAAGGCCTGGGCCGCCATGTTCAGGGCTTCCTGCTGGCTGGTACAGCTGCCGATATCTGCCACAATGGAATCGATTACCTGCTTCTGGGTGGCTTCCCCGTTCTGCCATGCCAGGAACAGGGACTGGGTCTTCTGGGAATACAGGTCAATGGAATCCCCGATGGTTCCATCCGCCAGACGGGTGGTTACCTCATTGATGGCGTCATTGACCTTGTCCAGGTTGTAAGCGCCTCCCTGCAGGCCGTTCTGCAGAAGCTGGAAATACTCGGAAGCGGAATACCCTGCCTGTTCAAATTTTCCGGCGTACTCGGACAGATTGTCTCCTAACTCATTGGTCTTATCCAGGCCGTTCTGAGTACCCCGGACGATATAGTCCATGGCCTCCTGGGCGGTCAGCCCGTACTGCTTCATCAAAGAATTGACGCCCCGGAGGGTCTCATTCATGTCAATCCCGTATAATTCTTCCAGCGTCAGCGCCTGCTTCGTCAGGTTGGTCAGATCCGTATCCTCCAGATCACCCAGGTTTTTCTTAACCATGATGACCGCTTCCGCCACGGCGTCCATTCTCTGGCCCACACCGGAACCGTACACATTTTTCACAATCTCTGCGCTGGCTTCCGCCGCCTCCCCGGTCTCCCCGAAGTAGGCGTTCACCTTGGAAACCGCTGCCTCTGTCTCCGCATAAGCGGATACCGCTTTATCGCCCACATCCTGGATCTTATCCCCAACCACGGATAGTTGGTCGGCAGCTTCCATCAGGGCGGCGCCTTTGGTCGCCTGGGCAATCTCCCCAATGTCATCCGCGGCGTCCCGGGCGGCATCTCCCACGCCATTCAGGTCTTCAATCAGGTTCTGAACAGCCTGCCCGTCATCCACCGTGTCCAGGGCGGCGGTCAGCTGTTTGATATCCGCCTTTCCACCGGTGACCGCTTTCCCGATCTTCTCCACAGCGGTTTTCAGCTGATCAGAAGAAGCTGTCCCGTTCCGGATCGCCGTCACCAGACGGCTCCCCAGCACATCGGCATAATCGTCCACACTGGATCCCGTAGCCGCAACCAATTTATTCAGCCGCTCCGTATTGGCAGAAAGCCGTTCCTGCTCCGACTGCAGGCCGGAAAGATCCGCCTTATACCGGTTCAGAGTACCTCTGGTTTCCTCTACTTCCCGCTGGAATGCCATGTACTGGTCTTTCCCCAGATCGCCCCGTTCAAAGGCTTTCGCCACATCTTCCTGGGCCTGCTCCAGGGCTTCCAGTTTCTTTTCCGTATCCCCGATGGCCGACTGCAGAAGCTCCTGCTTCTGCGCCAGAAGAATGGTATTCGATGGATCCAGTTTCAAAAGGTTATTCACATCCCGAAGCTGGCTCTGGGTCTTCTTTATGGAATTGTTCACCGCGCTCAGCGACTTTTCCAGACCGCTGGTATCGCCGCCGATCTCTACCGTAATACCCTTGATCCGCCCCGCCATGTGTCACCACCTCCTGAAAATAAACATAGAAAAAGCCCGGATTTCTCCGAGCTTTTTACAAAGGATTCCTCACAATTATGCAAATATTAAATGATTTTTAAACGTATTACTCTAGTTGAATTTTTTTGATTTCATCAAGAATACTTATGTAATTGACTATCCCAATATCATTATTTTTATAATCTATCGGCATAATCAAAGAAATCAAGTCATTAAAATATTCTTCAAATTTTTCGTGATACGATAATAATAACTCCTGAATATAATTAGGATCATATGTTTCTCTTTTAAGAGGCATTTCAATATTGGGATCAAAAAGAAACTTTGATATATCTTCTTTAGAGAAACCTTTAAAATACATCATACCACGATGTTTTATGCTATTATATATGCTTCTAATGTCTCTGACTGTCTTTTCATCTCCAAAGCATATTATCAAGTCCTTTATTCTTTTTGCTTTATCTACATTTTGTGCTATTGCACAATTTAATTGTGAATGTACATTGTCTTCTGTACATAACTTTTCCATTTCCTTATATTTCTTTTGAACCAAATAAGCAAAAGAACTTGGCTGAATATAAGCCCATACCACTTGCCAACTCAAATCAAGACATATTGCATATTCCATAAGAGCATCTTTTAAAAATTTCGTCTTTATGTATAATCTACTGATCTCATTATCGGCACACAAATCTCCATAATTTTTGTAATTGGCTTGTAGTAATGAAGCTCTTGCATCACAAAATGTATGGTATACATCATTGATTTTATGCCCTGCAGCCAATACAGAAGGATCCGTTTTAATATATCTCACATATTGAGCATCCATCGGTTCGTATTCATGCCAGTTTTCAAATTTTTTATCATCTCTCAACTCTTGAATATCCATCATATTTTCTCCCCATCTCAATTTGCTCTACTCTACATTAAAAATAGGGGATATTTCTCCCTACTTAATTATAGCAAGGATGAGAACTATAAACAATCAGAACCTATCAAAATCCTCCTGCGTGGCCACTACCGCATACTTATGCTCATCGTTCCGGCTCTCCACATACATATCATTCACCATCCCGATGGTCAAAAGATCCAGATCCCGGATAGACAGCCCCAGCTGCACACACCGCAGGAGGAACAGCGGCGTTGTCATTTCCCGGTCAGTCGGACGAAGTTTTTTTTAGCCTGCACATCCGTCTGGGTGTTCAGTCCCCACAGTTCAATGATCTGGGGCAGCACCTGATAGATGGAAAAGGTGTTGAACCCGTCCAACCATTCCTCCGGCGTATCCGGGATGGACGGGTCGGCGTGCTTCGCCATCACATAGGCGATGTTCTCAAACATCTCCAAAGAGAACAGGTCCAGGTTGGAATTCTCCGGGTCGTTCTTATCGATCCCCTTTTCCAGATCCCGCAGGTCTTTATAAATATCCCGGTGAAACCGCATCCGGTAGATCCGGGGGATAGCGGCGGAGGCCTTAAAAGGAACCTCCTGCCCGTCAATCATGATATTCCGTTTCATGCTCATAAGGTCTCCCCTCCTGTCTCATCATCTGTCCCCTGCTGGCTGGACTGCTGTGTCCCGGAGGTATCCGGCGTCACCTCCGGCAGATACACCGCTGTATACCAGCCCGTATAAACGGTATCCGTGGTGCTGTCCCCGGTACGGGCCTTCACATACCCATTAGCCAGGGGCGCCGCCGTGATGGCCAGCGTTTCCGTCTG